TCCAGCCGGATTCTGGCCTGTCGTCCCCGTGCCCGAAAGTCTAGCTTGTCGGTGGTCGGGTTGATCGTAAACGGACCCTTGACGGTCTCGTCCGATGCCTGTGGGTATCGCTTTGTCTTGATGGTAAAGTTAACAGACCCGCCGTCTGAGATTGAAACGTCAGGAACTAGCCGACGAATCAACATCATCTTGTTGCCCGAGTCTATCTCGAACGAGGCAGACTCAAGGAACGAGTCGAGAGGCTGTCCGTCTGCTGTGTAAACACCGTCAGGCTCGTTGTTGTAGAGGTAGCTATCCGATCCACCGGCAATAATATTCTCGAAGATGCCCTTGTCGGCCCATGTCGTAAACTTGCCTGTGCCGTAGACCCAGTAGTTTTCCAGCGGGTTATAGCTGACGTAGGCGTCACACTCCGTCGAGGAGCCGGACGGATACAGCCATGTGATCTCGTTGAACTCGGAGTTGATCCCGGCAAAGATTTTGTCTTTCTGGTCTACATTAAGATCGTCGTAGATGTAGCGCCGGACCGTGCAATCCAACGTCTGTACGGCCCCGCCCTGCCAGACGAAAAAGTTGCTCTCGCCCATCCAGAAGGGAATGCCGTTAAACTCTGCTGCTGCGTGTGGGGCAATGAGTCCGGTGTTGTCGCCGATATGCCGGAAACGGAAAACGAAAGGACCGCCGACAAACTGCATCGTATGTGTGGCTGTGTCGGTCCAGATCATAACGGCCTGACGGCTGTGCAGTCCTCCGACAATCTTGGAACCGGTGTTAAGCGGGTTGGACCCGGCGGTGTTGGTAGCCGATGCTGTCCAGTCGTTGAAGTCTTCCTGCGCGGACCAGCGGACCAGCAGCGGGTCATAGTCACCGACTTCATTCGTGCAGCCAAGGCTGATGGCAAACAGGCTGTCCGGCGTCACCAGAATCTGGTTATTGATCGTCGGGGAGGCGGTCACAAGAACTGCCCGTGTCGTTGCCCCGTTCGTTGCGTCCCACTGATAGATGCGGCCACCACGAGGGTTAGCCAACATATCTTCGCCCCATGTGGTCAGCGACCACTGACGAATGTCCACGGTAATATTTGATGTCGTACGTGGAGTGCCGTAGGTGGACAGGCCGTACGTACCAGCAGACCAGCCAAATCCCGGCTGCGATACCGACGCACCGCCGGGGAGCAGACGATGTACCGTTACATCACCACCAGCAGACGCTGACGTAGCAGCAGCCGTTGTCGTGACATCGACGGCAAATGACCCGGCTGCAATTACCGACACCTCGTACGAGACGCCGATGTCGTCCAGAAGGATGTTGCCCCCGATGGTCGTTGTCTGTGAGGTAAACGCCACATAGTTACCGTCCTCGACACCAATGCCGGTCGTTGAGACGACAATCCGTGTAGACCCCGCTGTGGTGTTCAGGCCGTTTGTTACGGTAACGACAGAGACAATGGGGGTAATGTCGTAGTTTTCGCCGCCTTCGTACAGATACAGTTTTTCTTCTGTACCGAAACCGACCAGCCGCGATGAATCAAAGTCGATCCATGTAATAGTGTCGCGGGGTGTCCCATCGAACGAACCACCGCCCCGCTTCTCATAGCCGCGAATGTTCTGCGGCGTACCATCACGGAATCGGACATGGTCTCCGTCGTACCAGTGGCCCTTTTCGGCATACCGAGTGTTCTCCCGATTGAAGCCGGGTCGGGCAAAGTTAAGTTCGGAAAGAACCCCTGCCATGATTAGGCAAGATTCAGAACGGGGAAGGCGCTAATTGCTGTAGACGTTCTGACATTATAGATCAGGGCGTCAACAGCAGACGCAGCGGTGGATAGTGTGGGGGCAGTACCTCCTGAAAATTTCCAGTCTGAATTGAACGACATGGTTCGAGAGCCGGTTCCGTCCTGCACGACATAGATTATGCCAGACTGACCGGGCTGTAGATTAGATGGATTGGCAATAGACACGTTACCATTCAAGATGGTCGTGAAGTTATTGCCGGTGGCAAAGTCCAGAGACACCGCCGAAGATGCTACGGCAACCGACACCGGGCTGGAGAATGCCTGTGCCCCTGTTCCGATAACCTGCGCGGTAAATGTCGTTGACGTAGAAAACGTGTAGTTGCCGGTGATTGTCTCGTCAGAAGACACGTTGGCATACCGGGCGTCGGCAGACGACACCGGAATTAGGTTGGCGGCTCCGGTGCCGAAGTCGAGAGTCGATGCCGTACCAAGTCCCAAACCAGTCGAATCGGTTGCGTCAGTAACGGTCACACCATCCGTAAAGATAATCTTCGTACCGCCCTGCGGAACTGCCGTCCCGGTGCCTCCGTTAATCAGAACCGTCGCATCGTACGCACCCGATGTGTTGTTCTTGACGATGTAGCTTTTGCTGATACCCGATGGGAGATACATGTCGGTATTGGCTGTCAGCGTCCCGCTCATCTCAATAATTGCGGATCGGGCTTGGTCAGTAGCACCGTCATTGGCTGTCAGGCTGACATCACCACCAGCAAGGCTAATCGTGGTGTACCCGGCGATGGCAAAGTCGGTAAGATCAATGACCTCATCATTCAGGACAGTACCCCATGTCGAGTCGTTCTCGCCGGTTGCCTGTTTTGATAGTCTAATTCGCGTGGTGTACGTTGCCATTAGATTTCCTCCGGCCAGTTATGGATCGGGGCATTTCCGGTCACATTGCCGTCTGCGTCTGTTGGAACAACGAACAAAGCCTTCAAGTCATCAAGATCAGAACACTGCGTAATCTGATCTGCGATAACACCTGCCGCCAGACGTACCTCATCCCGGTACTGCTGAATGTCTGCCGGAACCTCGACACCGCTGTCCATCTTACGAATATACACCCAGTCAGTTTTAGACAAAAAACCTGCCTGTGTTGCTTTAATCTTGGCAATCCATTCTACTTTTAAGTCGTCTAGGTTTTTCGGTGTGCTTTCGTACGTGCCGTCAGCGTTCTGCGAAAACCAGTAGAACCGTGTATCAGGCCGTGTCTGCGGATTAACCCAGACTAGACCATGAGCAAGTTTTTCTTCTTCTGACCAAAGATGCCAGTTAGCTGGATGCTGAACGCCGTTGTCGCCCGTCCATCCCCGGCCCTCACGGATTCCTTTTCCGTTATACGTCCACATTTTTTTCTCCTATCGCGCCGGAACGGGGGCAACACCATTGCCACCGAATGGGTTTTCTGCGAAAGCCATAAAGATGTAGCTGCCGCCAGATGCATTTACGTTTGAATCAGAAGACCTGCACTTTATCCCGTTCGATACGAGATCAATATAGTTTGTCGTTGATTCCGCTACTGCGCTGTTTGCCTCAATTCGTTCGTTATCTACGTTATATCCAAGACGTTGATTATCAAATACAAACCAGTTGTTATTCCCGTCCGTCTGTCGGATCATGATGAAAGATGGACGAAAACCGCACCAAGCAAACGTACCGTTAGATGACCCGTTACCAGTGTATGTACCAAACTTACTAAACCCTTCTAACTCGTACCAACAGTAGGCAATAAAGTCTCTGCCGCTTCCGTTTACATTGACGTCGCTGCCTAGTGTAAACGTAGTTGAATTAGCAGCAGTAATAAAACCAGACGCACTACTAGCCGCATCAGTAGAATTTAATTGCAACTTTTCGCTAAATGCCGAGACTCCTGCCTCCCAGTTTGAAACAATCCAGTTATCTGCTTCATTTCTAGGTTTTATAATTATAGCAGAAGGTGTAACCCCTAGACCATGTCCAACAGTGTCGTTGGCATTTCCACTTCCAGAATAAGATACAATAGAAAATCCTGCTGTTGTGTTAGTAGATACGGTAGACGAAATATCGCCGTCTGTGTTACTTGACGTACCGTTGGCAGCTAACCACTGCCATGCAACATAGTTTGATCCGAGTTTGCCAGACGTATCGACAAGACCATCAACTGTAAAACCGTCTGAATTAAACGACGTAAGACCACCAGTTTCTTCTGCATTTGTGGTGTCAGAAGACAGGCGTGTTTTAGTTCCCCGAATAATGTCTTCAAGTTCATGGGAAGCACTGCCGTTTCGCATTTTAATCCAGACAAAATCTGGCTTAAATGTAGAGTTTTCAATCTGTGTAATATCCAGCGATGCGCCTGTGCCGGTATATAGCGTAGTTTGAAAGTATTCAGACCCATCTTTAATACTTGGCTCTGGTAGGTTTGTTGCTCGGAGTTCTTGTTCGCTTCCTGTCGGCCCTGTGTCGGCCCACGCCAACTGCCCAAAATTGTACGACCCAGCCCCAAGTGTCGGGTTAAACTGACCGGACGCATCAGCGTCGTAAGAGACACCGACTCCATCTTTTTCGTAGTACCACTGACCACTGCTCGGACGAATGGTTACAGTAGCACTGTCGGTTGTGACGAGGTTGCCGTCAGACAAAGTTCCGGTTGTTAGAGGATCAATAATGTTTAAGACACAGTAGTTATAAGAAGGTGAGTCGTTTACCTGATCGTCAGAGGTTAGACCTGAAGCAGTCCAATTTGATCCTGTTCCGCTGTTGTTACCAAAGTTGCTTGAGTCAGCAAATGTAAGATACGTATCTCCTGCCGCTGCCGACACAGGAACCCACACGCCACTATTATTTACTTCTCCAAAATTTGTGTAGGCGCTAGTTCCAGATTGAAGATGAACTTCTGCAACATAACCATCAAAGTCATCAAATAGTTTTTGATCCGTCAGATCGGTTGTTGTAACTGAGCCGTAGCTAACTCCATTTACATACAGGCCGTTATCCGACACATGGATATGATACCAAGCAGATGGATCACGAAATAGGGCGGACGTTGTTGTTCCTTCTGCCTCCAGCGTATCGTCGCTGTTGAAGTGAACTTCGCCACCACTGGCCCCTAAAATTAAATTTTCACTGCCAAACTCACAGCGTTTAATCCAGACGCTCAGAGTCCACGGGGCAGATATTGAATAGGTTCTGGACAATTCAGGGCTGTCTGCATCGTTAAATCGGGCAGACTGATTAATGACATAACCAGCTTCTACGCCTGATGCACCAGCAAGAATGTTGTTTTCAAACACCATTTAGTTTGTCCATGTGTTTCCAGAACCAGCAGGAACTGTTGTCCATGTATTTCCTGCTCCTGTTGAAACTGTTGTCCATGTATCTAACGCACCAGTAGATACCGTTGTCCACGTATCTAATGCGCCAGTAGATACCGTTGTCCAAACGTCTGAGGGTCCAACAGGAACAACAATCCAGACAGGATACTGCCCAAGTATTATATCAGCAGCTTCCCCGGTCACAACGACTGTTACCGTACTTGTAATTGTAACGGTGCCTTCATCGATGTCGAGAGATTCGCCTGTGAGGGCAACGGCTGATTCTATAACAACCGACAGCGTCCCTTCATCAATGTCCAGAGACTCGCCAGTTAGGACGACATTCTGAGCAATTATGACAGTAATTGCGCCTTCGTCGATGTCCAACGACTCACCGACCAGAGCAGCAACTGCTTCCGCAACTACCGTTACCAGACCTTCATCAAGGTCTAACGATAGTCCGGTCAGAACTACAGTTACCGCCGATGACGGTTCTGTCGAAAACGGCGTTTCAGAAAATGCCGAAAACCCAAACATTTATTCAGGCTTAGTAGGCCAGACAGGATTCGTTGGGTCTGTTGTGTTTGCTGGAAGATTTCGTAGGGCTGTGCGATAGCTTACTTGTGCATCTGTCATGGCAGGTTGATCAGCCAACGCCCACCAATCTGTTTCTGACAAGCGTCTATTACGTTCTTCCCGCAACTTTACCCACGGTTCTTGTTCGGTCAGTCGTGTAATTTCAGCAGTAATTTCTGCTTCGGTCGGCTGCGTAATATCCGGAGAATCCCACCGAATAACATCGCCAGAAACTACCCAATTAGCATCAGGAGAAAGACTACGAAGAGCATCTACTATATCAGCCATATTATGCTCCTGAAATTTCTATCAATGTAATAACACTTGTGGCGTTTCCACTAGCATCATTTCTTTGGGCTTGAAGAGTTCCTGATTGGTCTATACGTTTAAACTGTGTCTTATATGTCACAGAAGAAGTAGTAGATGGAGAATCTAAATATGCCAAATAATGATTTCCCATTTGATTTTCTGCGTTTGAAATTTGATTAAATTCTGCAACCTGTGTGCTGTCTCGAACAATATTAACCGCGCCTCCGGCACGAGCAGCAACGCTCGACAAACTTTGAGAGACAAGAACAAGAACTTTGTTTGATGTAGAACTTGGTGTAATCGACGCACTTAAATTTGTGTCGGCGTACGAACCACTTGTACTCGCTGCCTGTGTTGATGTACTACCTTCAACGACCTGTAAGACAAGACCGCCGCCTCCAGCACTAGCCCAGCTTAATACGCCCGAGGCGTTGCTGGTCAGAGCCTGACCGCTAGACGTAGCATCGGCATCTGGAAGCGTCCATGTAACATTGGCTGCAACTGTCGCCGGAGATTGAAATGCTACCCAATTACTGCTGTCCGAGTCAGCAAAGCGAATATCTGACTGGGCATTAAGAGTTAAATTATTGTTGACCGTAACCGTTCCGCCGACCGACACAGAAGTAACTGCTATCAACGTATTAAATGTACCGGCTGTTGCAGAGACAGTACCACCATCTACATTAACGGCGTTCGTTGCGTTAGTTGCGGTAGCCGCGAACGTCGCAGAGGCAGCAAACGTCGCAGAGGTAGAGCGTGTCGCTGATACTGCAAAGGTTGCGTTTGTAGCTGATGTTGCAGTAATCGCTGTCGTAGCTTCTGTCGCAGACGCTGCAAAGTTTGCGTTTGTGGCCGACAGTGCAAAAGTTGCGTTAGTAGCTGACGTAGCTGTAATCGCTGTTGTTGCATTCGTAGCCGACGCCGCAAAATCTGCCGAGGTTGCAAAAGTTGCAGAGGTGGCACGGGTTGCTGATGTAGCAAACGTAGCTGATGTCGCGTTGGTTGCAGACACAGCGGTTGTAGCGTTGGTAGCAGAGGCAGCAAATGTAGCAGAGGCGGCAAACGTAGCAGATGTTGACCGCGTTGCTGAAACAGCAAACGTGGCGTTTGTCGCAGACGTTGCAAAGATTGCGGTCGCTGCTTCAGTAGCAGACGTAGCAAAGGTTGCCGACGTAGCGCGAGTTGCGGATGTGGCAAACGTAGCGGACGTTGCATTAGTCGCCGACACCGCCGTTGTCGCATTAGTGGCTGATGCAGCAAATGTCGCAGACGCCGCAAACGTAGCAGACGTAGCACGGGTTACTGACACCTCCCCGGCTGCGTCACGATAGATAGCCTTGTCGGATGGGTACGTGACAAAGACATCCTTCGTACCAGCGGAGAAGTTTACGGCTGCGTCAGAGTTAGACGATTCAAGAATGGTGTCGCGGCTAAGTGTCGTGCCAGAGGCTGTGTACGTCCCGAGACCAACTTCCCATTCGTCGGCAGATTGATGCACGATGGCATAATACGTCGTATTGCCGTCGCCAACTGCTGAGAACGCCTCAAACCCTGTAACCGCGCCGCCAAGGGTAACCGTACCAGTACCGGTGGTCGTAGTCTGTTCCTTGACCCTGTCTTTAAGAACCAGTGCCATGGGTCAGGCCTACGAAGATTTGATGCGAATAATCGCTGTTGCAGCCGCTGCTGACGGAAATTGAATGGTAAAGTTGCCGTTCGATGAGGACTTGTCAGCCCCAAAGTCAAAGACCGCAACGGCCTTGTCAGCCTGTGTCGAGTTGTAGATCAGGGCACCACGGGCGGTGATAGTTGCCGTGGAGACAACAGCATCAGTAATCGAGACGACCGCAACCGACGAGTCTGTGGTAACGTCAATGCCGGTCAGTGTGATGCCACCGGCAGAGTAACCAGTACCGGCAGTTTCGCCCGAGGTCGTGTATGCCGTCGTGCCGTCTGAGAGCGAAGCCGCCGAAGTATATAGTGCAAGTTTAATCGTATCCGTATCAAGATCATGCTCACCAAGAAGAATCTCCTTCTTGAAGCTGATACAAATGCCTGAAGTAATAGCCATCACGGCCCTCCGGTAAGTGTATTGGCGTTGTTCGCCTGTTGATTATGCGGCTCCAGATCATCACGACGGGCACGACGGGCACGATTACGAAGCAGTTCAATTTCCTTAGTGTAAAGTTCGGTCCAAAGTTTAACAACGTCGAAGTTCTTGTTGAACAACTCGGCCTCGACCATACAGGCGTAGAACAGTGCGTTCGGCGTCTCGGCGGTGTAGTAGTTGGTCGATGTCTCAGATGTCAGAGCCGTCGGCGCTTTGACAAACGCAAGTTCGATTTCAAATGCCGACACCGGAGTCGGGGCGACGATGATCGTGTTGTCGTCCCAGAGGCCGTAATATTTTGGCGTACCCGTCGAGGTGCGGACAGGCCAGTAGTCTGCGATGAAGTCTACGTTGCGGTTCAGCAGGTTGATTCGGGTGCCGTTGGCCGTAATGTTTGCAGACTCGACAATTGTAAATCCATCAGGCAGTCCGAGAAATGCGTCGGAGGCGACAAGCTGCGAGTACTGGTGCTGGGTCAGTCCGGCATCGTCGATGTCAATGGTCAGCCGCGCCTCGGCCCGTTCGATGAACTGGTCAATCTGATCCGAAAATTCGGTCGAGTCATTTTCGGTAGACTCAGTGATGTTAGTCCGTAGCTGTGAATAGGATAGTGCCATTATGCCTGTCCATTGTGATATGCCGGTGAACTGTCGTCAGGCGTCCAATCCCCGTCGGTTGTAGATGTATCCGCAGTCGTATCCGGCCTCGGATGGTCAAGACTTGGGTCATCTGTTGTCACCAAGTTTGACATGTTCTGTGGGTGATTAACCCTGTTGTACGCCCCGTCGAAACATTCCGGGCAGACCCAGACGCCGACTTCGACCTCGTGGCGAAGTTCGACGTACTTACAACGGAACCCGCACCGGTCGCAGATAGCATTAGATCGACGCCCCGTTGCCATCAGAGATAGCCTAGCTTTGGCTTGATAAACATCGACGTACGCTGACGATCTTCCTCAAGGGCAAAGGCAAACGACTCTTCGTACTGCTGCTTCAGAAAGCTGATCCGTGATGGGTCTACACCGACACGACGGGTAGACATCTTGTACGCCAGACCGTCCACCAGCGGGGGCAGGAAGCGGAACGGCATGTCGGCTGTCTGAATTGCTGATTCCGTAACCTCCTCAACCCGTGTCATTGCCAACAGGTTCATCGTGTAGACCTGATCCGGAGACGGCCAGACGTACATGGTGACGCGGTCTTTGCCACGGAGGAATGCAAACTGTGTCGGACGACCGGTCTGTGTCTTGTCCGGCAGCTTCATATAGTCCTGATAGGTGATCCGGTTCATCTCCAGATCATTGCTGTCAACTTCGATGGTCGTCTGAAGACTGTCGATAATCGGGGTGTCGAGCGTGTAGGACGTCTGACTGGCGGCAAGAGCTACCGGCGTGTCGGCCAGTTTCCAGAGCAGGACGCCCCGGTTCTGCCACTCGGTCAGCAGCAGGTTTAGTGCAATACGTGCCGACCGGGCCTCTTCACCGCTGATCGGCTGACCGCCGACCTGCTCGAATGCCTGTTCGATTACGTCGTCAATTGCGAGATCAAATGTCGTCTGGCCTGAACTTGCCATGCTGAATCGCCTTCTGTGTCCGGCGATGGACGAGATCGCGGTACGTCTTCCAAGGGCACTCGTCGTAGTAGCCCTGCTTCTCCAAATTATAGGATGCAGCAGTTAACTTCGAAAGTTGCTGAACGAAGATCATTGCGTAGTCTTCTTCGACTACAGGCTCCCAGTCGGCGTCTAAATACTCTAATCCGTATTCGTTCGGATCGTCGTCTGGGTGGTACGCCATAAGCCACATATCCTCTGCCACCAGACCTTCGTTCTTTT